CTTATAGTCTCGTTTTCGTGAAGCATCAAAATACGGTCTTGCATATTGCTCTGTGTCTTTACGTCAAAGGGGATAAACTCACCTATAGCGACATTATTTAGTCGGCCGTTAACGGCAAGATTCTTATCCGACGTGAAGTAGCAGCCGTCTGCTGCTTTAGCAAGAGCCTGCGTCGTCAGACCGCGGTCGGCATTCTTATCGGCCACAACCTGCCCGTTCACACGTGGGGCTGAATACAAGTGCAAGAATACAGCCTTATTACTGCTCACGCCGAGATTGCTGCTCACCAGCACACCGCTCTGCCCGAACCCTTCGCGCCCGAACAGCAGGCGGTCGTTGTTAGAGCCTTTAGCGCATAGATACTTGAGGTCATAGCTGCCCATGCTGCTCTTGCATTGTAGCTCGTAGGTATAAGGAGATGTCAGCGCCGTATTAGTCACCGGGTAGAATTGCTGTGCACTTACCGCCGCTGCCTGTGTCTTTATCGTGCTCATACCAGCCGGACCGAGGTCATAAAGCAAGTTGCCTGCGTTGTCATAATATTCCATAACGGCATACCCCTCAGCATTGACACCGAAGCGGATATTCGGCGCGTTAGCTCTGCCGTATACACTTATCATACCGTCAGCAATCTTGACTACCGCCTCCTCGCCTTTTGTCTCAAGCCGCTCGGCTTTGACAAGCGACGTATTTAGGCCGTCAGCGGTAAACACCGCCATCGTCTTGCCGTTATTCGCGCGAAACTCAGCAGTGTCAGCCGTCATTGTGATTTTACGATGCACAAGGTCAATACCCGTGTCAAGCAGCTTGCCAGCCACGCTCTTGTCCTCAATGTAGTCAGTCTTAGTCGCACGATACTCAGTCACCGTGGCCCCATACTCCAGCTTAGGCTGAGAGACATACATATCAGTGCCTTTGTTGCAGCGTATCAACACATATTTAGGCAGATTACTGCCCATCACTCTCCAGTGTACCCAGTATTGTTGCCAAGAGTAATCATCTTTGAGCTTTATCGTCGCGGTACCATACGTATCAGTCGATGTGTTACCTCCATAATCATTACTCTTCTCAACAAATATGTTCTGATTGCCATCTTTATAGAATAATAGGTCAAACACGCCTTTACCCTTAGCCCAAAACGAAAGCATATAATCTTGACCTTGTTTTACCACATCGCCACTTTCCAAATCCCATTGCAATACAACTCTGTTATTGTCAGAAGCATTCAGAAGATTTACCTGCCTTGTCGGGAAGCCTTTATATGAGTTCACATCAGTATATAGATTGCCTTTTGCTACCACCAAGTTACCACCCGTTTGCAGCGTATCAGTATTATCCAGTAGATTGCCACCGATATAGTCCACATCATCCTCCGACAACGACCAGCCTACATATTCGTCGCCCTCGACCAACACGGGCTGTGCAAACCAGGCTGTAGGGTTGTTTGTGTACACAAAGCATAAGTCTATCATCTTGCATTTGTCCTCAATGTCAAACGATGTTGAGTATAACGACCATTGTCCAACCACCACATTGCTAACATCTACTGGTATCCAGCTGTTGTTTCCTATCTGTTTGTCAGCAGCGTCTTTACGTACTACGTATATAGCGAAGCTGCCGGACTCAGGCTTGCCATCGAACTTCGCCATAACACCCGCAGTGTATTTGCCAGTCTTGACTGGGACTCTGAAAAAGTCCAAGCCATGATACGTATTTGCGCCATTCTCTAATACTACGGAGTTGTGCCCATTATACTGATTAAGAACTGATATATATGGTCTGTAACTGTCGTTACCAGCCCACTTGTCTGATTGCTTTCTGAAATCACTCCCCACCAGCAGATTCTTCCTGCCCACAGCCGTCTGCGACACCTTCAGCGCAATATTACGTGCCGTCTGCTCAATCTTCGAGTCATACTGCGTCAACTCTTGACGCATGCCCTCGACGCTGTTGCTGATTTTCGTATAATTAGACGACAGCTTCTCCGACGTGATAGTCAGCTCGCTCCACACCGCCGACACATTCACATTCACCGTCAGCGTAGCGTAATAGTAGCTGTTGTTGGTAGCGCAATGAATCTTCACCGTAGCCGTAGCCGTAGTGCGGGGAATATACCGCTTGGTGCTGCCCACGAGATATTCGTCGCGCACGATCGAGTCAACCACGATGCGCATCGTCTTCGTGCCACCGTCAGCGATATGCGCCGTACAGCCCATCTTGTCAACAACCTCGTAGCGGTCACACTCGTTGACTATAGACACACCCTCACGCTCAATCCTCACATCAGCCTTCACCTTCTCGCCCGAGCAGTCAACACGAGGGTTACCGCTACCGTCCTTCACCGTGTCCACCGTCAGCACCGACGGATTGATCACCACCACCGCAGCATCCTTGCCGTCCCAGCCGTCAGCACCGTCAGCACCAGGCTTGCCGTCAGCGCCCGGCTCACCGTCAACACCCTGCTCGCCGTCGCTCACCACAGCAATGTCACACTCCGCCAGCATCTTCTTCGCATCCTTGAGCGTATAAGCCTTAATCTTCAGCGACTTCACGTTGTACAGACCCCTCGTGTGCACATCAGCCAGACCCAACGTCTCCACGCTGCCGTCCTGCCACACCACCTCAGCCGTATACTTCACGTCGCTGTTGCTCACCAGCTCAGAAGTGTTGCCCACACGCTTCACCGTCTCAGCCCCGATCACCTCCGGAGTCGTCGACCGTGTAGCCGTATGCCTCACAATGCACTGGCAGCTCGGCACGACAGTGTACATCACCACATAAGGCTCCACGATGTTGTCCACGCTGTCCGTGAACAACTTGAACCTCCGCGCATTCAGCAGCACCTGCCCCGGCGAAATCACACACGTCACCTCCTTCCACTGGTACGGATTCCTGACCGGCTCCCCCGCGCTGTCCTTAGCGCCAGTCTCCCACAGCGCGCCAATCTGGTGATACATCGTGATAGCAGGAGCCGTCTCCGAAGCATTATCCTCTGTCGATGTCGACAGCTTGATCACGTTGCCGTGACTCTTCCATCTTATCTGGTCGCCCACCTGCACAATCACATCCCCCTCGGCAGGAGCATCCGGCTCGCCGCCGTTCACCGCCTCATAACCGTAGAACACCCTCTGCGCAATCACGTTGCCCCCGTCGTCATCAGTCCTGCCCTTCTCCTGCTTGGCAAACAGCTCAGCCATCGACACCAGCTCGCCGTCATACACCGTAGCCACAGCCACACCGCCCCAGCGCAGCACCCTGCCCGTCTCGTCAGCCAGCACCCTCACGCCTCTTTTCGGCAGCATAGCCTCTCCACCCTCAAACACCCGCACGAACGACAGTATCACATAGTCATACAGCTTGCCGTCTTCCAGCGTCTCCTGACCCACGCCAATCACCATGCGCCAGTAGTAGCGGTTCTGCAGCCTCTCCGCCTCGCCGGCCTTCACGTTAAAGGTCTGACACAGCGCCATCATGCCCACGTGCCACCAGTTCATAGTCCTCGTAGTGCCGTCATCAGCCAGAGCGTAGCACTTGTAAGCAATCACCTTCTTGCCCGCAGCGTCAAACACATAAGTCACCTTAGCAATCGTCGAGCCGGCATTCGAAAATATAGTAGTGCCACCCGAATACGACACCTTGCGCACCTCCGCACTCGCCGCAAAAAACTTAGCGCGCGCCACGAGATAATCCACGTACATGTGGCTCTTGCCGTCAGCACCCATGTACAAGTCGAAGCCCTGAGCGCCAATCATAACGCGGTCGGCAGGCGTAGACTTAGCGTCATGCACACGGTCTACCACCACGTCGCTCAGCACAGCCCCGCCCTTAGCGTCAAGCCCCATCTCGCCCTCGCCCAGCTTCAGGCCCTCCATAAAGCGTATCACCTTCTGCGCCGTATCCTCCTTGTCCTTACGCAGAAAATGATCATATAGTGGACTGCCTTCACCCACATCGCCGACCGCGTCCGCATAAGCTGCACGGCTTGCATACCCGGCGCGGTTAGCATAATCCGTCTGTTCTGCAAAAGCCGCCTTATCAGCTCTTGCTGCGTGCCTCGCTTCTTCGGCAATCTTGCCAATGGGGCCGAAGCCGCTGCCACTGGCTGACGATCCTCCGCTGCCACTGTTCTTTCGCTTAGCGATTTGTTTAACATCAATCATATGTTTATCTCCTTTAATGTTAGGTCGGCGCGTCCCTCAATGAGATTCCTGCCAATTCCAAGTACAAAAAAATCCTTCATCAGAGTCTCATGTCGGTAATGGTTGAAAAGCCCGACAACGCCCTCACTGTCCATAAGCTTCTGCTCCATCACGATACGGGGCTTGTGATATTCGTTATAATAGCTGTCCACATATATCTGTTCTGGCTTTGCCCTCACGTTCCCGTTCCTGTCGTACACCTCCAGCACTCCGTCACCAGTCGCCATATTTAGAGGCGCTGACAACTTCACTGAATTGCTTACGCCTAATTTCCGACATTCCTCTGCTGTCAGAGCTGAGTTTATCTTAAACTCCAGGTCATCTTTCACATTAACAAAAGCCTCCTTCGTGTCGCTCATGTAGACAATGTCGTTGCCGCTGCTGCCATCGCTTATCAGCCCGTTGTCGCTGTAAATCTTCACCTCAAACGCCTTAACCAGTATGCTGCTTACATGTGCCAGCAGCGGCACGCTTGTAGAGCTCCATTTTGTATGCCGGAAAAAGGTAGGGTGTCGGCGTGTGATAACGTCCCATGTAGCGTTTACGGGTCCTAATATCATAAACCTGACCTGTCCGCTCACCTTGTCTTTTTTCTTAATCGGTATTGCTATACCCTCCGCATCAATGCCCATTTTGTAGTCGATGTTGTTCTGCAAGCTGAACTCCGTGCCAACCAACTTGTCGCCTATCTTTGGGTCGAAGCCGATAGTAAAGCACTGCTGATAGTATTCGTCGTCGCTACCGCATTGCTCACGTGTCTTGTATGTCTGCCAAACAAAATCTGTCGTCTGCCCCTCCGTTCCTGTCTCTACAACGCATTTGTCGCCGATAATCAGCATACACGCCAATACCGCTATTTTGCTTATAGTGTCTGTACGGTTGCCGATGGCGCTGTACTTAAATTCATATTGTTCCGGACCTTCACCCGAATAGGGGTACAGGCCATCATCCACGTTGTCATACCATGCAACCTCGTCTTTAGGCGTGTCCGCCTTCCAGTATCTGCGTGTGTAATAGCGCCCATTTTTATTGTTACGGCTCGGAACTGTATTTATCCAGTAAGCGGGGATTATTCCTTTTTTCGACCCCATGTCTTTCCGCATCTCAGAGAATTTGCCCGTAGTCTTCATTATCGGGTTTAGTATTACCTTGCCCGATAATACGATGTAGTTAGTCGTGCCGTCGTCTGACGGTGAGAAAACGCCACCGGCGCTGTTGCCAGTGTACACGGCATATGGTATGTTTGCCTTTATGTCCGCCTCGCCTGGGTATGTTTTGGTTTCATCGTTATCCACTTCGTTGCCGTTCACCGACACTACAAGATAGTTCGTCATGTTTACCCTCGATGTCGGGCTGTTGTCGTCTTGGGCAGTGTTGGTCTTGACGCTTCCCATAGACATGATACATGCTCCGGGCGACGTTCCCAGCCATACGGGCAAAGCGTGCTGGCTCTTGCCTTCACCGCAGAAGTAGTCCAACAAATCAACGCCGGCGTTGCCCTTCATCGGAAATGCCCACTGCTTGTTGCGCATTATCTGAATGTACCAATCAGTGATTGCCCCCGCACCATAGGCAGTTTTTTCGTCTCTCACCATTGCCTTCATTGCATCATAGGCACCGCCACCTGCACCGTCTGCCGAATACTCGGTCATATACTTTTGCTTGCTCACATAAGGGCTGTCCAGCAGATCCTCGTCAAGGGGGCTCTCTATAACGCTTTCTATGTTCTCCACCTTGGCGGTTAATAGCAGCCGATTGTATGTGTCGCCTATGCTGATAGTCGTGTCACAGTCCGCCACATTGTCCAACGATATGCTGACGGATGTCTGAGCCGTGTTGACCACTTGGTTGTCGGTCAGCTCATGCCAGATAATCTTGTCTGCCGATGCCTTAACAGTCTCCCACGAAAATATATAGAACTTCAGACCATCCTGCACAATATGCAGGTTCAGATACTTCAACAGTTCCTCAAGCACCTCGTCTTGTTGCCACACTTCGCTCTCATCATCGCCCAGGAATAAAAGCTCACTTATTGAAAGCTGCTTGAATATCTGATAGCGGTTGGCGATTTGCCCGTCGATAGCCTTGCTGCCATCATACAGATAATTGATAGCCTGACCACCTACAATGTCAAGGCCGGCGGTGACTGACTTAAGTATCTCGGTAGCAATATCATAAAAACTACGCTGCGCCGCTTCTGCTTTGACGAAGGCATAGATAATGCCCAATGCCCCTACGTTCTTGTACTTGCTGTACTGCAAAGCGCTGAGCACGTCGATACAATTAAGCTCTATCTCGTCCCATCTGTCGTTATACGGCTGCGACAGAGTCTGTGGTTCGATGAATCCCGCAAAGACGCAGGCGTCGTTCTTGTAGATGTTTACTACCGCATCACGGCATGAGGTACTGAAAAGGTCGGCTATCAGATTGCCACAAAGCAACCTGATAGTAGCCGAATGCCGCAGCAGAACATCGAAGGTGTCGTTTACCTCACTCGTGATTTCTACAGGATCCTCACTAAAATACACATCCGCCTTTTCGGTGCCTACCTCTAACGCCTGGGTGCGGTCGTTCCGGGTTACGATGTGTACCGTCACCGTGTCGCCCCGTTGGCTTAGAAAACTGCCGTGTAAGTACATATTAACAATAGATTTATGGTTTATACATTATAGTTTCTGCCACTCTTTTTTGTGACCCGCTTAACGTCCGTCAAAGCGTCGAGCATCTTGCGGGCGTTGGCGTTTAGATTCACGTTGACCTCGGTCTTCGGCATCTCCACATCACTTGTGATATTCCCCATCATAACGGGTGGCATTTTACGGTCGGTGAACGTCGGCGGTTGATACTTTCCGGTGATCATGCCGAACAGCTTGGCCTGCTGAAACTTGTTTAGTATCATCTCGCCGCTGTTCACTCGGGCAAACTTCTTGTCGCCTGAGGTTGAAGTGCCGCCGATGACACCGCCCGTTGCGAATCCCGTAACCGCTGCAAGTGCCGCCACAACAGCCGCCACGCCAGCTGCAATGGCTACAAGGTTCAGAGGGAATGGCATTTTCGCACCGCTTGCCGTAGCATTGGCCACAGCCTCCCCGCTCTTTGCGGAGGTGTTGACCGCAGCTGCTGCCGCTTCTCCGGTGGTCGCTGCTGCATCCGTGGTCGCTGCTGCTGCATGCGCTGTAGTCGCCGCGGTCAGCATCTGGAATAGCGCAACGATGCCCTGTATGCCTTCCGCTATGGAGATGAAGCCATTTATGAGCCCCGTAACTTGCTGCCAGGCGTTGCCGTTGCCTTCCAGAGCGTCACTTATGCCCTGAATGCCATTGCCAATGCCTTGGACGCTTCCCCAACCGCTTTTTATATCTCCCATTGCCTTGTTGAAGCCACTTGCATCTACTTCGAGTTTTAGAGGCTTGAGATTATCGCCCATGTCGGCAATCTGCTTGTTGAGGTCGGCAATCTGTCGCTGTGCCTCGTCTTTGCCGATAAGTCCTATTTCGAAGTCGGTTTGTATACGGCTCGCCCTGCTTTGGGCGTTGACATAGCTTTGACGTCTGTCGGCTGCGCTGCCCGGTGTTATGTATCCGGGCTCGGTTTCGGCTTCGATGGTTAGTCTGCCCTTCGTGGCGTCATCAATCTGGCGCTGTATCTCACCAATCTTTGCGTCGGCTTTCACTCTTGCCTCAATGGTGGTGGCTTCACTAAACTCACGGCGGGCGTCATTCAGCTGCTCCTGCAGTTCCTCCGCGTGCGACTTGAAATGCACGTCTATTGGCTTCAAACCCAGGTCGGCCAACTGATTGTTAATCTCGGCTATCCGCTTCTCTGCGCTCTCCTTTTCGGCGATAATACCAGCCTCATAGTCGTGTTTAATCTGGTCTATTAACTGCTGTGCGTTGCTTCTGCTCTGTCGCATATCGGCTACGCTGCCCTGTACTATGTACGAGGGGTCGGTCTCCGCTTCGATCGTGATTTTGCCCTTGGTGGCTTCATTGATTTGTGACTGTATATCTCTGACTTTCGCGTCTGCTTGAATCCTCGCCTCAATGGTCATGGCGTTGCCCATTTCCTTTTGAGCTTCCGCCAGTTGCGCCCGCAATTGCTCTACGTAGGTCTTGGGGGCTTGTGTTTCTTGCTTGCCGGTCTTCGCGCTCGCTTGGAAATTGACCGGCGGCTTGTCCGCTGTAATGTATTTTCCAGCGGCTTTCAACTGGTCTGCAAGCAGCTTCTCGGTACCGCTGATTTCATTGTTCAATGCCGTTAATGCCGTATCAACAGCGTTAACTTGTGCGTTGCCCGAAACATTAGTACCGTTGTAGCGTTCTGCGCCAATCTTGGTAAAGCGCCATTGGCCAGCTTTGTCAACTCTGCCGTAGCGGTCATTGCGCCAACTCTCGGGAACGACATCACCTTCGTTGGCATGTCTGCCACTCTGCTTCGCGTCATTGGCTATGTCCTTAGTTATCTTCTGTTTCTTGTCGAGCAGGGATATTTGTTTCTGATACAATGCCGTAAGCTTCGCCGCATAGGCAGCTGCCATGGCTCTCTGCTTGAACGCCTCCACCACTACATCGGTCTTGCGGTTGAAAATGTTTTCCGCTTCTGTAACGTCGCTAATCTTCAGCCGTAATTCATTGAAAGCACTTTGGTTTTCCTTTATCCACCCCATTTTCTGCTGTTCTGTGGATAATGTGCGCCAACCGACTTTCAGTTTCTCGTATTTCGCCATGAGGTCGGCGTATGTGTTCTTTAGCGCGCTGTCGTAGGCGGTTTTTATCTCATCGGCGGCATCGCCCATTACTTTCATGCTATCGGCGGTGTCCTTCGCCTGGGTCTGCGCGCCAGCCGACTTTGAGGTAAATGCCGCTATAACCTCAGTAAGCGCAACGAGGGCTACGCCAACGCCTGTGGATATTAACAATCCCTGTATGGCGAGTTTCAGCGTTGTGGCACTCACCGCTGCACCGCGGAATGATGCCGACATTACCTTTACGATGGCATTTACCCTTACTGATGTAGCGTTCCATACCAATGCCGCCGTATTGGTGGCAATAATTCGGGTCTTGGTAATGGCATTTATGCCGCAAAAGACTTGCAAAGCCTTGTTGAGCGCAAGAATGGAAACCGCGGTGTTTCCCAACTTCGCCATAACATTGACGGCTGGCATGAAACCACTTACCGCCGCCGCTACGGCATCGGTGTACTCGCTCATTTGGTTTTGGAACATTTGGAGTGTCGCCGAACCACTGTTGGCTACCTTGCCGTAAGTATCATCAATGGTTCCGGCACTGCCTTTCATCGTTTCCACGTTCTCATTAAACTTGGCTGCGAGTTGTCCGGTGAGTGGTCCCAATGCTCTCAGGCTCTCGGCACTGCCGAATAACTTACCGTAGATTTCCTGCTCCAGCATACCGCTTTTGTTGGCGTATGCCTTAACGTTCTTGTCTAAGTCGGTGAGGAAATTACGCATACCTCCCGCCGCCTTGATAGCTGCCGCATCAAACTCGATGCCCATTTGCTGCGCCATCTTGCTTGCCTCGCTCGACGGCTTAACCAAAGCGGTAAAGATAGCGGCTAACTGGGTAGAAACTTCTGCCGTGTTACCACTCACGCCTGTAAGCGTCGCAAAGGTCGCCATAAGTTCGTCGATGCTTACGCCCAAAGTGGCGGCATTGCTCGTAACTCTCGGTAGGGCTTGTGCAAGCTGCTCAAACGATGTTACACCATTCTTGGCCGTAAGCTGTATTTTATCCTGTACGTCGCCTGCCTTGTCCCACGACAAACCATAATTCTTGATAATGGTAGATGTAACCTTTACTGTCTCGCCCAGATCAGCCACACCACCGATGGAAGCCTTTGCCGATTTCTGTAAATAAGCTATCCAGTTGTCTTCAGGTACGCCATTACTGATTACCTGATACAATCCGTTGGCAAGTTCCTCACGTGCTATTGGCAAAGTCTTTGACAACTCGGTTACCTGTCCTTTCAGCTTGGCAAAATCGTCACCGCTTTTTCCTGCCATCGTGTTAGCTACGTTCATGGCTGCACCGAATGTGCGGCTTTCCTCTGTCACGCTGTTAAGCGTTGAGGCAAGCTGCTGCACTGCGCCATTGATGTTTTGAAGCTTCATTACCTGTTGGTTGAAGTTTACAAAAACGGCGTTGGCTTTCTGTATATCCGATTTGGCGGCGTTAACGACACCGCGTAAGTTTTCCACTGTCGATGTAGCGGAAACCAACTGCTCTTTGCCGTCAATGTTCAGTTTAATGTTAAACTTTATTTCTTTTGCCATAATTTTAATGTATAGGTAACTAAGTAACCGATATTTTATCTAAATTTGCGATATAAATCAAACGGTACAACACAATGAAAACGAATGAAGTAACAAAACATCCAAAGGAAATTAAAGCCGAAATCAGTTTTGAAATTATCGGTGAAGACGAGCCAACGAGGTACGACAAAAGGCGTAAACGTTGGGCTCGTATCTCTCGTTGGGCGTTGCTGGCTTTGGTAGTTTCCATATTAAGCTGCTTGCCATTTGGGTTGAATATTTATTCTTTGGTCGCCACTGCCGTCAGTACGATAGTGTTTTGGATTACCCTTGACGGGGCGAGTACCACCCATCCCGATGAGCCAGGATACCACAACGTTCCTTGGGAAGCTTGGCTTTAGCCGTTTCCTACTTTTCCCAACACTTCCTCAAAACGCTTTAACGCATCTTCCTTAGATACTGCCGGGGCCGCTTTCGTATGCTCCGGCTTTTTCTTCTCCCATGGAAAGGGTAGAAGCCCGTGGGGTGTCAGCCCTTTCTTTGCATACGGCTGTATGATTATTGCCGCAAGCATACGCATACGTTCCCAACTGTCTTGATACTGCGCCGTCCGCTCGTCATTGTACGCCTTGTATATATGGCTGAACTCCTCGGGCGTGAGGGCGCAAAAGTCATTGTAGGGCACGCCGATGCAGCCAACGGCTATGCCCAACAACTCTAAGATTCCTAACTTTTTTTTTCGCCCTGCGTTTCGGTGTCCTCTGGTGACAGGTCTGCCGTAGCGTTCACGGTGTCCGTCCACTTGGTGAGGTCGTCGGGCGTAATGCTGTCGGCGAACTCCATCAAGTTCATATTGAAGTCAACCCCGTCTTTCTTGCATGCCGATACTACGCAACAGAATAGATACGTGCACATATCCGAAAGACTGTTGCTAATTTCGGTCACTTCCTTGCCCGTCTCGGCCTTAAATCTGAGCATAGCCCCCATAGTCTGCCTACAGGGGTATGCCTTATTGTCGATTACGATTTCAATCTTTGTCATAACGCATATTTATTTAGAAACCAAAATAAGGTTTCTGAAATTTTAGGCTCCGCCCACTCCACTTGCCGCCTTGCCGGGGTAAACGTCCGGCTCGCCGTCGTTCTCCAGCGATACACTGTAAGTGGCATCGTCTTGCGCAGGACTTGTTTCCTCAAGCGAGGCGATAATGAACTTGCCCTTTACGTATGGTGTCTTGTCACCGCCGCGCTTGAACGCCTGAACCTCTACGCTCTCGCCCTTGCCCCATAGTGGCGCAATCTGCTCGTGTCCGTTCTCGGCCTCTTCGTAGAAGCGGAAGCCCTCCGCGCTGATCGAGATTGAAAGTCCGGTAACGCCCTTTTCCTTCCAAAGTCCACGGCTCTTCGACGCTGTCGATGCCGGCTTTACCGCACGGTCCTTGGTCTCGCTGTTGAATGTAAGCGTGTGGCTTGAACAGTGGCCTACAGCCTTGCCTCCTACCATGAGCAGAAGGTCACTACCATTGATATATCCGGTTTCTGCCATATCATTAAATCTTTAAACGGTTATACTTAAATCTTTACTTGAAAAACAAGCTGCTGCACGTAGGCATCATCTTCGTAGCCTTCTTCGCTGTCTACGAGTGTGCAACTGCGCATTATCACGCCCTCCCGCTCGCCATGGGCGTAGTCAAGTGCCGCCCTTACAGCTTCAGCCAACTCCACACCCTCGGCATACTGTGCCGTATAGCACACCACCTCTATGCTTACCGTGTCCGCGCCTGGCGCACCCGCTTTAGTGGGGTTGTGCAGTAAGGCGGCACGACGGTAGAGTATATATGGCAGCTGCGCTTTGTCTATCACGATGGGGAAAACACTGTTGGTCCTTCGCTTCACTTCCTTGTTGGCAAGCAGTATGTCGCGTATTACTGCGCCAGCGCTCAATGATGTCTTCTTTAGTGCCATAACTCGAATCTTTTTCTATAATAGTCCCTGCTTCCTTGCTGCCTTTTCGATGTTCGACTGCAAGCTGTTAAAAAGGTTTGTCTCTACGCTGCCGGCGGTCTGCTGCTCTGTCTTGGCAAGATAGGCATAGCGCTTCATCTTGCCACGCCTCGGGCCGCCGCGTAGATACTGCCTTATCTTCTTGCCCGTGAATCGGCTTTTGCCGAAGAATGATGAAATGCGCCGTCCGGCTCTACGCTCGCGTGTTCCGTCCTCAGCCCACATCAATACGGGCTTCTCCTTGCCCTGTCGGTTGAGGTGGATGCCTTTGTGTCTTCCGTGTGGTTTCACGCTCACCATGAATCCCATTCCGTAGCGGTCGGGATACGTGCGCACATATATGCCCCTCGACAGGTCGCGTTTTGTGCCTTGCCCCACGCGGCTCTCACGTAGATTGGCGACCGCTATCTTTTTCAGTCGGTTGCCCTCCCTACGCATGGCGCTTTTCATAGCCTTCCGCTGTGTCTTCTGGTCGAGCGCCTTAAACACATCAGCGAACGGCTTGCTTATGTCGGTAACGGTTTCTTTCATCTTCTCCGTTGCATATAGAAGTCAGTACTATTCGTTCACTCTCTCACATACCAAAGTCTTCATGCCCTTGTCTTTGTTGGGAACTATGTTGGTAACGGTATATAAATGACCGTCCAGCTGTTGTACACGCCAATTCTCTTTTATGGGGTGCGCGTCCCTGACGTTAAACTCGGCTCGATAGTCAGCGAAATGTTCGCCCACTTCCTCGCTACGGAATCCGCTTTGCTTCCTACGTTCTGCCCACACGGTGCGTGTCGGTTCGTAGGTGGTCGCTTCTTCGCCGTACTCGTTGGTGCTTACTACGGGTTGCAGCAGCTTCAAACGATACTTCATTGCTCCGGCTCTCATTTCACTAACTTTCTGTAAGGCTTAATTAGGGCCTGCATGGTGTATGGTACTTCTGCCATCTGACCGTTGCCTACAGCCTCACGCTGGTTGTACCAGTGTCCGGCAATGAGCAATACCGCCTGCTGCAGCATAGCGGGGAACGTGCCCCCGCCAGCTTCCAGCAGTTCGTCACCGGTTCGGTTGGTGGCTGTGCATATGTACTCCTCGGCAGTGTCTAACAGATGCCGCAAATAGGCATCGTCGTCTGTGAAGTCGTCTGCCCGGACATGCTTCTTGAGCAGTTCTAAGTCCACTATAGCCATAACTAAACGCTGTTAACTTTTATGTATGCTGATATTCTCTTATTACTTACCTGGTGTAACCTTGGCGAGGGCGAATGCCTCCTTGCGCAGAGTGGTGGTGCCATAGTTCACGTTGAGTACGAAGTCTACGGCGTCCTTACGCGCCTGGCTGTACGGGTCGATAATGAACGAAATGTCACCGAACAGTCCCATAGGCTGATAGCGCCAGTCGCCTAGACCGATGTTGCCCTCGCCGATGTAGTTGGTGGTGAATACCGGCAGTCCGGCAATGTTGTCGTTCTCACACACCATGATGCCGCTACCCGCGTCCTTCGGTGTAGCCTCGGCGATAGCCTTCTGCGCCTTGGTCATTACCCAGCAGAGGTTGTCACCGTCAACGCCAGTTGCCAATACCTTTGCCTTAAGGCTGTTATAGTCCTTGAATGTCGGGGTCTCGCCGAATGCTGTCGCAGTGGCAGCCAAACCGACAAACGGACCTACCAGTGTGGTGGCTGCTGTCACCTTGGTTGTGCTGAACAGAATCTTGTTAAGAAGCTTCGCCACTGCCAACGGCATGAGCTTCTTGACGATCATCTCCAGAATGCCCTCGGTCTGCATCATCGACTGGCGTGTTACTGGAATGGCGATTCCGATACGCTGAGGCGAAGCTGTAAGCTTCGACAACTTCACCTTGGTGTCTGTTAGTGCCACACCCTCGCCGGCGATAGTAGCTTCCACGGTCTCGTAGGTTGGCCAAACATAGTCACCTGCCAAGCCAGTAGGCATCGGCAAACCGACCTTATCGAGGATTAGGCCCTCCACCAGTGGGTCTAAGATGTCCTGCACCTTTACGGGGATAATGCCACCGGGTGTGGCATCTGCCACCATCACCATGTCGCGCACCAGCATAATCTGTGTCTGCATCCCCTTCTGCATGTTCTCACGGATAATGGCGTTCACGTCGGCTACGGTGTTAGGGTTCTCACGCATCTGCGCAGCAGCGGCTGCCTGCATCTTCATCTGGAGCACCTGGTTCTCACGCGCCAACGCCTCATACTCGGTAGTCTCGGCCTCGGTACGCTCGCGTTTCTCTGACTCGCATGCGTCCGCAATTGCACTGATACGCTCACAGTTGGTCTGATACTTGTCAACCAACTGGCGTACGTTTACTTGCTTTTTCTTGTCCATTCTTGATACTTTAGGTTGTTAAACAAAACTATAGTTTACGTGAAGCGGCGCGACGCATCTCCCGCACTTGCTCACGCATCTTCTCGTTATTCTCTCTTGACTCTTCCGGCTTACGCAGTTGGGCTATCAGGTCGCGTTGTTCGGCTGCGCAGCTGGTGTCCGGGTATGCTGGGTGGGCGGTGAGCGTAAAATCGTGGATGCTTATGATACTGCGTACCGTGTAGGTTATCAGTGTCTTGCCGTCCTTGCGCTCCATGCTGCACTCTACGCATTTACGATCGTAGTAGTGGGTGCGGAAAGCGAAGCTGCATCCCGATAGGTCGCCGCGTCTGACCAGTTCCAGAGCCTTGTCGCCGTCTACCGTGTTCGGGGCTTCAAAGCTGAATGACACGCCTCGCTTGTCTACTGTATAGCTTAGCGTACCGCTGCCGTTCTTGCTGCGTGCCAGTATCAACTGACGGTCGTGGAACATCGTCATCTCGAAGTCGCAACCGTCCAGCAGTTCGCGGGTCACCGCCTCCGGGGCTATCACTTCACGCGCCTCTTCCTCGTCATCAGCCCACAGCGGGGCGCTCGGAGTGTTGAAAAGGATTGCGTAGCCGGTAATGGTTCTACTGGGGGCTTCGCCTTCTCCCGTCTCTCGTACACGTAGTTCCGCGGGCGTGTATAGCTCGCGCGTCACCATCGCATTTTTATTCTTTGTTTCCTGTTTCATCTTCTTCGCTGTTGTTTGAGTATTCATTGCCGGTGGTGGGGTTCGCCACTTCATCGATGCTCTTGAGGTTTGCACTGACAAGCACCAGGTCACCACCCTTTATCGGTTCCTTGTTCTCTGCCCTGCGCCACTCGTTCACCGTGTAGATGCCTGCCGCTATGGTGCTCGCCTGATACTTTACCCGACTGTCAAGGTCGCATGCATACAGATCGCGGCGGTCAAACTCAAAACGGCGCTTGCAGCACAGTGTTGGGGCTACCAGTTTGCGGTGTAGCTCATTCTCTATCTTGCGCAGGATAGGGTTGAGGGTGTTGGACAAAAACGCCACGTTCGCCATTTCAGCACTCTTGTAGTTGTTGCTCGTGTCGTCGTAGACGAACGAAGGGTGCACACCGAAAAAGCGGCATATCTCTCGCACGGTGAACTTGCGTGTCTCCAAGAACTGCATGTCCGTACTGCTGAGCGACAACGGACTGAACTGCACCTGACCGGGAACACTTACAATGCGCTGCCCGGTTCTGAACTTGCTGTCCAAATCCTTGGCCGTCTCTTCCAGCTGGTCGTCTTGATACTCTCCAAATCCGCGTACGCTTGTGTCGTTGGATATGATGCCCCGTACGTTGCCGCCGTTCTCGAATCGGTTGAGCGTTTCGACATTGCCGGTATTGGCTATGGACAGAGTGGTTGCGGCATAGGTTATAGTAGAGATGCCTATCTTGCCGTCACGGGTGTAATTCTTGAGATGAATGACTTCCCCCTCGTCAAAGGTCCCGCTTATCCCGGCGTTCATGTCTGTTATCGTGTACGTGTCGTGTACAGTGTCATGCGCCACACAGCTTGGGTCTACAAGTGCCAGTCGGGCAATCTCCATTGTGAGGGTGTCGTATACCGGCACAATATAGGCATTGCCCTTCAGAAGCATATAAGTGACTACCTGCCGCCAAAAGTCGAATGCCGACAGATAAGTGTCCGGCTGCACAGTCAGAAGGTAATGCAGGCGGCTGTTTGTGTCCTCAACAAATATTTCACCCTTCTTGCGCATGTATTGCAAACGAAGATTAGCCACGCTGTTGGCAAGCAGGTCCACGCAGCGGTAAACCGTAGCTACGTGCAGCGGACTGGAGCCGGACGGATACAGCATAGCAGCACCGCCCACACGGGGTGCCGCCACCCTGCCGTTTCCAACCGAGGCCTCATAGCTAAACATTCGCTTTAGGTATTGAAATAATCCCATATAATTCTAACATGTTTCTACATACCGTGCAAAACGCGGTTTTTGGTACCACATTTTTAGCAGATATTAACAATAAAAGCCCGAAAGCCCCTATAATGGCATCGAGCTCCTAAATATTTAGCAAAGATTAACGCTCGTAATCAATGAATAGACGCAGACACATCAGCATTGTTATCACGCCGTCTATTTTCTGTGTCTGCTTGCGCTTGACGGGCTTGCAGTTCTCCAGCTTGTCGGTGTCCAGCACGGCATTGCCAAAGCAATAGGCATTGATGGGGTTGTCGTTGATGAAGATACGGCCCGTCTTGGCCCCGTGCTCAAAGCTCTCCACCGGGGCCGTGAAGTTTCCGTATGTTTGCCGCACGCCCTTTATCACGTTTTCTGCCCCTGACGCCGCCAGCATGTTGACGACCTCCTGACTTTTCCATGGGTCGTAGCCTATGCCAAGGATTCGTGCGCATTGATTTAGCCTCAAGATGTAGTCTACTATGGCACGGTAGTCTATTACGTCGCCCTTTGTCAGAGTGAGGAAACCTTTGCCTGCCCAGGTTCTGTACAGCTTTTCGTTCGGGTGACCCGGCAAGGCACCTTCGGGGAAAAAGTAGGCCGTGTGGAAACTGAAGCTCTTGCCTTCGTAGCTGTAGACGCCCATTGTCACTGCGCTAAAGTCGTCGCTTTCCGATAGGTCGAGGGCCACCATGGCGTCTGGTCTGCCCTTTATGGCATCAAGTAGCATTGGTCTTGATATGTGCCGTGCCAGGGTGCTGCTTATCCAGCTACGCTGCTCGTTCTCGGCGAAGATGTTGAGTAGCTTTGTACGGAACGCCAGCATCGCCTCCGCACCGTTGCGCATTGCCTTGTTGTACTCCTGCTGATAGAAGTCGGGATTCACCGTCACTCCCAGATGTGGATGCACCTTGCGCCATGTCTCTTCGCTGTCTTCCGGATCATCCAAATCAGGCTCGAAGATATGGGCAAAGAGGCTGTCGTCTTCATACTCGCCAAGAAGAACCGACTTGTAGCCCTGCAGCATCTCATAGAACGGGCCGTCGAAAACGTCCGAAGCTGTAGTGATGATCACCGTCAGTGGATTGTCACGCACGCCCATGGAGGTGGTGAGCACGGTCAGCAGTTCGCTGTCCGCTGCTTGGCTGAACTCATCCATTATCACCGTCGAGGCGTTAAGGCCGTCTTTCGTCTTCGCATTGGCGGTGAGACACTGGGCGAAGGCGCTACGGTCTCGACGGCGGCTCTTGATGGTCTGCTCGTTCACCAGGTAGCGGCGTTCCTTAGGGTCGAGCTTGCGGAAGCAGCCACGTATCACGTCAAAGCACTTCTTAGCCTGGTCGGCACTGTTGGCGGCGGTGTAGCACTCCGCATTTGCATCGCCATAGAGCACGTCGTATATGGCCAATGATGCCGTGCTGGTGGTCTTGCTGAACTTACGGGGCACAAATAGCACCGCCTCACGCACTATCCGACGGCCGTCCTGCCAGAAAGCAAAGATACCGGCAAACTGGAAACACTGCACGGGGGTAAGCTCATAGCGCTGCTGACCCTTCTTGCCCGGAAAGTACAGACTTTCGTAGAAGTCGTAAAACTGCTGCACCTCCGTAGCGTTGATTCCGTATTTGTCGCACATGCGGAAGAAGTGGGCCACCGCCAGCTGCTCGTACAGGTTATGCCCGTCCGGATTGCCTGCCACTTCGCGCACGTAGCTGTCCAGTCGGCCGTCCACCTCCGTAAGACGGTAGCGGCCTATATTCGTATGCCGTAGCTTTCGGGTCACGTCTTCCTTCGCCTGGCGCAATCTGTCTTTTTCCTCTTCTGTCATAGGTAGCTGCTACTGTTATTCCGCATCCTCTTCAAGCGGCTTTATGATTTTAGGCGCTTTGCGCTTCTTGACTAATTTCTTCGTGAGGTCTGTCAGAGGATCCTCGTCAGTCTCTCCTGCCAGGTCGTCGACCGTCAGGCTCAACGCCTTCATCTGGCGTGTTATCATGTCCTGTGCGTCCTTGGCTATCTTGAAGACTGGGTGCGGTGCAAGCTTCTCGCCGTACCTCGTCGTCTCCCATACCGTCACCTCCGAAAGCGTGTCTATCTGCTGATTGGCAAGGTCGAGGTTGCGCAGGGCGCTCGCCAGGCTGTGTATCTGCATGTCCAGTGCCTTCGTATAGGTCCGGTGTGCTTTCATCACACGTGTTATCTCTCTTTGGTAGTCTTCTACGCTTTTGCTCATATCGTTCTCTTTATTTACGTTATTTTCATTTTTTAGGCGCTATTCGCCAAAAGTTCCGCAAATCCAAAATTTTACTCATGCACTCAAAAGGGTGGGGGCGAGGTTAAAAGTCATGCCCCTGCCTTAAAAAATCGGCCCCCCGGTCTTCCCCTAAAAATCCCTTAGAATTCCCCTCCTTCCCCTCGAAAAATCTCTTTATGACCTGTTTCACCTGCTTTTCATTTCGTTTTTTCGTCGCTTCCCTGCCACTTCTGCCAAGTTCCGTGTGTGTTCTCACGTGGCAGTCGTGGCATAGCGCCCGAAGGTTCGTTTGGTCGTACATGCGCTGCAGCTTGTCGTTGAATGCTATCGCTTCCTCAACGGGTCTTATGTGGTGCACCTCGGTTGCAGCTGTTGTCCTTCCCTCAGCGAGGCAGCGCTGGCATAAGGGGGTGCGTGTCAGTATCAGTTTGCGCAGCCTCAGCCATTTGCCGGCATGAATCAGCTGCTGGTATTCCATATCCTTTGCCATAATCGTTTTGCTTTTTACGGATCATTCTTCTGGGCGAGTCCCAGGTCTTCAAACATTCGGTTTATATACTCCCCTTCATCTTCCGGCAGGTCATACTCTCTGTCGGGCGGTGCTTCCAGACGGTCGAGTAGTATGTGCACAAGGGCAGCCACTATCTCGCCGGAGGTCTTGAAGCCGTGCCGCTCTTGGAGCTGTAGCAGCCGGTTGTAGGTGTCTGAGTCTATGGAGACGTTAATCCTTCGTCGTCTGTTCATATTTGCGTAATAGATAATTTAGACTGTCCAGTAGTGACTGCTGTACGCCCGTCTTACCTTCCAGCGCTGCGCTGGCTCTCTCGTCAACGGTTCCTGCACACAGAAGCTGGTACACGGTGACCGGGTGCTTCTGGCCCTGACGGTGGAGTCGGGCGTTAGCTTGCTGATACAGCTCAAGGTTCCATCCGGTTCCGTACCAGACTATGTAATGGCCGCCTTCCTGCATGTTGAGTCCGAATGCCGTACTTGCAGGGTGGGCAAGCAGCACGTCGATATTGCCGGCGTTCCACTGCTTCAGGTCTTCCTCTCCTTCGTAGGTCACCACCTTGAGACCCTTGAGCTTCGCTTTGATTCTTGCTATGTCGTGCTTGAATTGGTAGAACACCAGTACGCTGCTGCCGTTGGCAGCTTCGATGATTTCTACCAGTCGGTCCAGTTTCTCGCCGTGTATCTCGTGCACCTGTCGGTCGTCGTCGTAGATGGCGCCGTTGGCGAACTGGCTCAACTTGTTCATCAGCCCCGCAGCGCTGTTTGCCATGACGTTGGTGGGTTCCTCGCCATGCTCGGCTTTGAACTCCAGAACCTTGTCGCGTTCGAACTTCGCGTATGCCTTGGCGGTCTTGTCCGTAAGCTGCACTTTCACCGTATGGGTTATCATCTTCGGAAGTTGCAGATAGTCCCTGGCCTGCATGCTCAGGCA